CGTTGCGCCGCCGCCGGCGTAGACGAGATAGCGAAGCGAGTCGATGATCATCACGGACAGATCATCAGCGAACAGGAACCTCGCGATCTGTTCAGCAAGCTTCGCTTCGTGTTGGTGAAGGAAGAGTCCTTCATCAGCGCCGACGGTGGCGAGCTCGAGAGCGAATCGACGATCGAGCGGCTCGCCAAAGCGAGCGTAGATCGTGTTGTCGTTGAGCGCGTTCATCCGGCTCAAAGCAAGCGCGGTCTTGCCGCTGCCAGAGCGCCCGATGATCATGGTGACGCCGGGTGGCAACTTGAGAGTCGAACCCTTCTGTGCCAGGTCGACCGGGATCTCCAGGTCGGTTGCCACACCGAGCTTGTCAGCCAGGTATGAGTATTCACCGATCGGGAAGTTCTTCACGAGCGTCGGGATTGGTTTGTCACCCTCCGCGATTTTGAACTCGTACATGCGGCCGAGCTTGAGGCCGAGATGCGGAGTTTCGTCAGCGAGAATGAGGCGTTGGGCCTCATTGTAGTCTTTGGGCTTGCGCTTTTCTTGCGAGCCGTCAGTCTGTGTTGCTTCTGCCATGGTTTGTTCCTAGTGGACTTGGTACCGTTTGTCTGTGTAACGAGAGACGATCGGCCATGCTTCTTCAGCTGGCACTGTGGTTTGGATGAGCTTCAGCACATCCTCATCGATCTGCGACTCGGCTACCTTGTAGTGCAAGTAGTCCGGGTTTTGTAACACCAACGCATCCCAGCTCGAGAGGTTGGTGTACTTGCGCTGTTGCTCGTACGCTTCAGCGACAAGTGACGATGGGTAGAGGCCGAACTCATCGTAGAACTGCTTCTCGAACTCCTGATGCACCAGCGGGTAGCTTGGGGCCTGTGCGTAGTGCAGTCTTCGCTCCCTTTCACCGATGGCCCAGAAGTTTCGACGCTTCCGGTTGTCAATGCCCTGCTCAGGCACACACCAGTTAACGAGATACGAAATGATGTTCGGTGCGAGCTTGAGCTCACCCTTTTCATTTCTGTAAGGCACGTTGCCAAGGAAGGAGATGGGTGTCTCTTCTTCCAGCGCGAAGTACCTACACGTGTACCCACGTTCATCGAAGTCAGTTCCGAACCCTTCCTCGTTGTATGCGAGGATGCAATCATCTCCCATGTTGATGACACCGTAGCGATCGTGCTCACCGCGCAGTATCGTATCGACTCCAACTTCAAGGACGTCCCCGAAGTAATCATCCAGTACACAAAGGTACTGGCCCGTCATCGACCACTTACCGAAGTCCGGGTTGATCGAGATTCCCGATGGCAGCCCGACGTCCATGGAGAACGAGAGGGCGCTGAACGGATCGTCGCCATATAGCGGATTGAACACCTCGTCTGAGGTGCCATCAATCCACGGGTACGGGACGATGTACGGTGCACGGAACATCCGGTTCACGAGCTTGGCGACTCGTGGGTCGACGTAATTCGCGAGCTCCTTCGTGAAGAACTCGATCATCCAAGCGCCGACCGACTGGTCGTACTGCTTTACGTCGAAGCCTTTGATGAACTTGTACCTGTTCAGCTTCTCGAGGATGTGATCTGGCGTCCTGTGCTTCCACGTGAACGCAAAGTCCTCGAGATATACGGCACGCCAACTTGAGCAGAAGGTGGCTAGCACGTAGTTCGGGACAAACGACATTCCGAAGACCGTTCTCCGCCGTCCGGCGAAGTGGTCCTTGATCAGATTGCCGTCTTTGAAGACGCGCTTGTCCGCATCGAAGCGACGCCCGGCTTTGAGGCCGGAGCGTGCAGCTTTCTCGTCGTTGACCTCACGTGGTTTTGACTCATACGAGCCGTCCACGCGTTGGATCACCTTGTCGGCTTGGACGCGTTCACCGGTTGTACTGGTGATCGGTGCGTTGTACTCGATGTAGAGCTCGAGATACTTGTCCTTGTCGATCAGGTCGAGAAAGTGCTCCATGTTGGAGTACACGTGTCTCAGTTCGTCGTGCTTCTTGATCGGATCATTCACATAATCCGGTGCACCAGTGCTCGCTTCGCGGCGAATGCCGACTGAAGCTGGTGCTGAGCGAGCAAACATGAACTTCGACAGGTCCGCGAATATGCGCTTGTGGCGCTCGGTCACGAACCCATCGGCTAAGCTCAGTTTCTTGCGAATCTCAGCGTTCGAGACTGGGGGCACGGAGATTGGGTTCATCCCGTATCCGGCCGTGGTTAGAAGTGCGTTTGCGTCACCCGGTACAGCCTCCGGCCCGAGTACGCCTGACTTGTCAACCGTCACCTTGATTGATGACAGGTTGTGTGCCGTTTTCCGCATGACAGCGAGGAATCTCGAGTCATCGGAATAGATGGTGGGGTAAATCTGCAACCCCTTGTTCAAGCGTTTGGCGGCCATTCGCCGCTTGTAGCCTGCGGTGCTAATGATAGCACGCCAGGCGTCCGCCTGTTTGTCGGGTATTGCGTACCTCATTCGGGTGTGAAGTCACCCTCCTCGGCCGCGGGTTCAGCACTGGTCGTGGTAACGACGGGTGCCGTCTGCAGACGAGCGAGTCGCTCACCCTTGTTGGGACGGACGATAGCTTCCGTGCCGGCGCGAGAACGATCATCGTTCTTGTCGCGAAGAGTCGTCCTGAAGGCATCGAGCGTGGTGCGTTCCATCGTGGACACGTACGTGTTCCAGACGGTGTTGTACATCGCGCCTTGCATGCCGATGATCGCCACGGGCTCAGCATCGAAGAGGTCACGATACTCGACGAGCATCTGCAGCTCACGAGTGTTGACAGAGACGATCTTGGCCTCGTCCTTGCAGGCGTTGATCTTCTGGATGATGTCGTCGCCGTTGGCGAACATGCTGTGGAGGTCCTCGGGCAGAGTGGAGCCTTCGGGAATGATGATCATCTTATACGACATGTTGCTTTCCTTCGCGTGTGTTGAAGTATTGGCGGCGCATGACACGGAGAACAAATTGAACGTGGCGCCTCTCTTCACGTTCAACTGACGTCAGCAGTCGAGACCAATGGCCCATGATGGCGCGCGACAATTCGTCAAGCGCCTCGTGATAATACCTCGACTTGGGCTCCCAATTGCGGGGAACGAATCCAGCTTCGATAGCCCGTGAAATGAGCAGATCTCTTGAGAAGATCAGCATCGCACGGACATGGCGGATGTCTAGCCCGAAGTAATCAGCGATCATACCCTCCGTCAGGCGATCTTGCGCAGCTGTTGGGAACAGCGCGACGGGTAGGCGAAACTCATGGTTCATTCTTATCTCTACTGCGACAAATTTACATTGATGTTAACCGACACTGGTCTGTGAGAACAGACGATAGTCAGTTGCTGTTGTGGTACTGCGGCTCGGCGATCACGACTGCTTTCAGGGCGTCGATGAGGTCGAACGTCACTTCTGGTACCATCAGGCTGTCACTGGAAGAGACAGGCCACGTGCGCCACTCTAGTTCGCTCGGCATGAGCCAAAGCTTGACCAGCTGTCTGGCTTCCTCAGGTGGAAGGTCGACCGGCACAGCGAAGGGGTTGAACGTCCTCGGATAGATTGGCTCCATCTGGACGATCGTTTCGATCGGATGGTTGCAAGCTTTCGCGATGTGATTGAGGACAACATGTCCCAAGATCATCTTGGATATTGTCGACCGGCGATGCGCTGCAGCAGTGCTTGCGAGCTGTTCTCTTTGCTGCTTGCGTTTCTCTTCTCTTTGTTCCGCTGTCAACTTGACTTTGGACATCTTACCTCCTACAGCTGTGGGCTGATTGATAAATCCGCTGCTCTCGACGCACTGTCGAGCCACACGGTGAGCGTCTCTCACTGTACGCTCTTCTACTGTTGGTTACACCCCCAGTAGCAACACTCACACGGATTAAATGAGTGGGAATCGAC